CTATTTCAGCAGGTGAGTCACAATCTGTATTGGATTTATATGTATTATCTTATAATATAAATAATCAATTAACTACAGCTTCACCATCATTAAAACAAAATATAACTACATATCTTTCTCAATATAAAATGGTTAATGATTCCGTTAATATTAAAGATGGATTTATTATTAATATTGGAGTTAATTTTGATATAATAATATTACCAAATTACAATAGTAATGAAATTTTATCCAAATGTATTTTAGCTTTACAAGATTATTTTGCTATTGATAAATGGCAAATTAATCAACCAATTGTTTTAAGAGATATTTATGTTCTTTTAGACAGAATTGAAGGTGTTCAAACAGTTAAAACTGTTAACATTACTAATTTGGTTGGAGAAAATTTAGGATACAGTAAATATGCTTACGATATTCAAGGCGCTACTCAATCAAATGTAGTTTATCCTTCATTAGATCCTAGTATTTTTGAAGTTAAATATCCAAACCAAGATATTCAAGGAAGAGTAGTACCTTTATAATAAAATAAAATGGCAGTATTAAAAATATTCCCCGAAAAAGACGCTACATTATATTCAGCATATCCTAGTATGAATACAGGATTGGATGAAATTATTGAAGCCTCACTTGTCACTGAAGCATATTCTGACCCTAGTCCTCAAGCAAGTAGATTTTTGATTCAATTTTCTAATGATGATATTAATTCTGCTATTTCTTTAATCCCAACAAATAAATACCAATCAGGTAGTTGGAATGCTACTTTACAATGTTTTATTGCTAATGCTCAAGGTTTAAACCTAGACACTACTTTAAAATGCTTTCCTGTAGCAAAATCTTGGGGAATGGGTACTGGAAGATATTTAGATAATCCTATAACAACTAATGGTACCTCATGGATATGGGCTGATTATGCAGGAAATACTCCTTGGACATCAAGTATACCAACAGGTGCAACCTCTTCTTATACATCATCAGTAGATGCTGGTGGAGGTATTTGGTATACAGGTTCACAATATTCTGCTTCTATAACTTTTACTTACAGATCAGATAAAGATATAAATTTAAATGTAACCAATACTGTTAGAGCTTGGACAACAAGTTCAGTAGCAGCTCAATTACCTAATTATGGTTTTATCTTAAAACAAGATACTGAATTTGTAAATAGTACTGATTTCCAACCACAATTAAAATATTTTTCAGTTGATACTAACACTATTTACCCACCAGATTTGCAAATTAGTTGGGATGATTTTTCATGGAATACAGGTTCTTCAACTCAAACAATTTTAAATACTCTTCCAGCTATAATAAATTTAGCCGAAAACCCAGGAGTATTTTATAGTCAAAGTATAAATAGATTTAGAATAGATGCCAGACCAGAATATCCAATTCAATTATGGCAAACATCTTCTGTTTACTTAAATAATTACTATTTACCTTCAGGTTCAACAACTTACGCTATAAAAGATTTAGAAACTAATGAATACATAGTTAATTTTGACAATACTTATACTCAGGTGAGTGCTGATGCTACATCTAGTTATTTTGATGTTTATATGAACTTTTTACAACCAGAAAGATATTATACTATTTTAATCAAAACTACTATAAACGGCTCAACAATAGTATTTAACGACCAATATTCATTTAAAGTAATTAACGGATAATGTCAGAAATAATAACTTTAATAAATACTTCATATAATAAAAACCAATATGAAAGGGTTATTGATACTTCTTTTACCCAATTAGTTCAACCTCAAGTTACTGCTTCTGTAGGACCTACAATAACCGTTCCTGAATTTTTCCAAAATTACCAAGATATATTCTTTACTATACCTAAATTTGGAGAAACGAATTCTCATGAGTACCTTATTAAAACGAGCCAAGCATATATTGGAGACACAACCTTAGAAGATCCAACAATACAAGCTCTAATAGACGAAGTAACATCCTTAAGACAAGAAAATTTAGAATTACAACAACAACTTTTATCAGGTAGCATTAAATAATGGCTGAAATAATTAATATACAACCAGTAAATCCATTAACTTTTGAGTTTCAAGAGTATTCTTCAAATGATTTAAATCTGATTTCTACTCAGGAAACAGAAGTTACTTTTGATCCTTCAATAGACTATATTGAATATTATGTTTATGATTTAAGTGGTTCAATTTTAGTTTCAAACATATATGGTTTTCCTGGTTATAAGTTAATTAATAATCAAGTATCTATAGATCCTGTAGGTGATTTAGCTTCTTTTGGTTATGAACAAGGATCCTATAATACTTTATATAACTTTTTAAAAAGAAAATTAGGTTCAAATCCTTTATCTACTTATTATATTGATGAAATAAGTGCTGATAGAACAGAAATTAGATTAAATACTACTGAAATCTTAAATGAAGATGTTGTATTTTTAACTAATGAATTCATAACTGAAATTCAGGACTCACAATTTGATTATATAGATTTTTATTTAAATTTTGGGGACAATCAATTAATTATTGCTAATAATATTTTATTAGATAATACTAATCCTAATGATCCTACAATATTAATTAAATTATATGAACCTTTACCACCTCAATTTACTTTAAAAAATCCATGTTGGGTAGTAGAACAAATTGCTAATCCTATTGCTTACAATATTTCTATTACTCCAACTTTTGATATTATAGATGATAATATTTATTTAAAAGGTCCAAACTTTAATTTAGATGCATTAGATAAGATAAATAATTCCACTAATTATTCTAATTACCAAACTTTATCTTCAACAAATTCTTCATTATCTCAAGGAACAGGTAGTTTAAATTATCAATTAAATAATATTTTAGCACAAACTGGAATAACTGTAAATATTGATTACTCTGATTATTCTAATTTTATTCATTTCTCTTCAGCTCAAACCAGACTAGAAAACTTTTATTATAAATTACAATTATTAGAAAATTATAGTTACAGTGCTAGTTTATCATCAAATTCTTCAAGTGGTTCTTACTATGTTTCATCTAGTAATATAATATGGCAAGCTAAAATAAATGAAATAATTACAGGATTTGACAGTTACGAATACTACCTATACTATTCTTCAGGATCTACTGCTTGGCCTAAAACAAATAGTGCCCCTCCTTATATTAATGTTTCAACAACATCTGTTACAGGATTAAATTGGCTATCAGGTCAATTATTAGTAGCTGAAGAATATGATATTGAAAATAACAATGCTTTAACATTAGCTATTCCATCTTATATTATAGAAGATGAACAAAATACTGATTTTGAATTATTTGTTGAAATGATAGGTCAAATGTTTGATAATATTTTTATTTATTTACAAAATATTACCACAAAATTTGATGCTGATAACCGTTTAACTTATGGTGTATCAAAAGATTTAGTAGCAGACATTTTAAGAGACATGGGTATTAATATATACCAAAACAATTTCTCTAGCAATGATGTATACCAGGCTTTAATTGGTATTACCCCGTCTGGTAGTTTATATAATTTACCATTTACAACAACTCAATTACCCGTACCATCAGGTTCTTTCCTTGATTATATAACAACATATGTAACTGCTTCTTCAACATCATCTTTAGCTCCTACTGATGATATTAATAAAGAACAATATAAAAGAATTTATCATAACTTACCTTTATTATTAAAGAAAAAAGGTTCTGTTACTGGTTTAAGAGATTTAATAACTACTTATGGTATTCCTGATACTATTTTAAGAATTAATGAGTTTGGAGGTAAAGATAAAAATTCAAACAGTTATGACAATTGGGAAGATACATACAATTATGGATTTTATACAAGTGGTTCTGCTTTCATTACTTCTTCTTTTGAATTAAACGATGCTTGGAATGCCACAGGAGTTGTACCTCAAGCAATAGAATTTAGATTTAAAACAGACGGATTACCTTATAATACTGCTAGTATAGCAACTCAAAGTTTATGGTCAACAGATTATGAAATGACTTTAACTTTAAAATACACAGGTTCAGGTTATACTAGTGGTTCATATTCTGGTTCAACTGTTGATCCTTATTACCAATATGCTACTTTAGAGTATTTTCCTGATCCATCAAATTCTCCAACATCATCTGCTACTATATATTTACCTTTTTACGATGGAGGATGGTGGTCTGTATTATTAAATAGAAATGCTTACGGAGACTTTACATTATATGCTAAAAATAAAAATTATGAAGGTTTTGATGGTAATACAATAGGATTCCAAGCATCTTCATCAGTAATAACCCCAGATGAAAGTTGGGAGAATATAGCAGTATCTACTTTTGGTTCAGCCTCTTACAAAATATTTACAGGTTCTTTCCAAGAAATAAGATATTACGCAACAACAATTTCAGAAAGTACTTTTGATGCTTACGTAATGAATCCTTATTCAACTGAACAAAGTGAGTATTTGATTTTTAGAGCACCTTTAGGAGGTGAATTGTATACAGAATCTGTTTCTGTTCATCCTAGAGTAACAGGTTCTTGGACACCAATACCTTCCTTTGATAGTGATAATAGTGATTTCTATATAAGTTCAGGTGGTGAATTTGTTCCAAATACAGAAGTATTTTACTTTGATCAAGTTCCAGCGGGTATTCAAAATGCTGTTTCCCAAAAAATAAAACAACAAAATATTGTTTTACCTTATAGTACAAGTTTATCTAATATTCCTGATTCAAATGTATTATCTCCGTTTATTTCAGTTCAACAATTTCCTTCAATAAGTTCTAGTTATACTAGAGATATTGATTATGTTGAAGTAGGATTTTCACCACAAAACGAAATAAATGAAGATATTAATTCACAAATTGGATATTTCAATATTGGAGAAGTAATTGGAGATCCAAGATTCCAATCTTCATCTTTAGATACTTACCCTGCTTTAGATGCCATAAGATATTCTTATTTTGAAAAATATACTTCAAATTACAATTATGTAGATTACATAAGATTAATTAAATTCTTTGATAACTCTTTATTTAAAATGTTGCAAGATTTTACTCCTGCAAGAACAAGTTTAGCATCTGGTATAATAATAAAAAATACTTTATTAGATAGAAACAGGTATAGAGTTCCTCAAGTAAATACTTCTGAATCAATAGCTAATATAGGTAGTGGTTCTGTAAACATTCCTTATGTAGTTGAAGATCAAACCATAACAGGTTCAATAGATGTAGGTACAATTTCTGGTGGAAGTGGAGGTTCAATGCCTGATTTGTTTGGACAAACTCAATCTTTTGATAGATTTGTAAATATTACTCAAAGTTGGTCAGGTACAACACCATCATTAAGTGGTTCTGTTTCATTTACAGATTATTCTCAAACAGAATTTTATGATGGAGAATTTAGTGGCTCAGCTATTTTAGTTGAAGATGGTGATTTAAATGATTGTAATGTTGAAATAGTACAAGTAGGTACTTATTTAGATGGCACATATATTAATGTTGGAGATAATTCAATCCAACCAATATTATATGATTTTAATGCAGATTTTACTTATTATTTATCATTTCAATATCAATTAGCTAATTCTACATCTATTACCTTAAAAGATAATATTGGAACTGTATACTTTACAGATAGTAATTCTACAGGAGTAACAGTAGTTAGAAATGTATATCAATTAGAAGTTAATAATCCTATAATAAAATTAGGATGGATTAAAACTGGAGCAGGTAGTGTAGGTGCAGGATATGTTACTATTTTTGAATCATATATAGAACCTGATTGTTTAGTAACAGCAAATGATGTTCAAATTGACAGACCAAGTTCAAAATATATGGACGTTGATTTTAACAGTAGTCAAATCCAAGCTGTAAACCAACAAGTTATTTTGAGTGGAAGTGCCACTAAAGCTACTGTTCCTGATTCAAATTACTCACCTGAAACAGGATGGGCAAATGCAAGATATTATGGTTCTGATTATACAGGACAATATAATTATTCACAATCATTTGCTTCATCAAGTTTTCCAACGGGTTATCCAATAGATAATTTTGCTAATTATTTTATGTATTTTGACTGGATTGGTCCATCTGATCCAGAATACCCAGGAGGGGGTGTTGTACATGGAATTTATTTAATAGATATTGAAGGTAATGCTATACCATTAACTATAAATAATTATAATTTATTTATAACTGAAAATACTTTTGTTGGAGGACAAACAGCATATATTTTACCAGCTGTTTATTCTGCTGGAAAAACAAGTGTTACAGTAAATATAGTTGACGGTGGAGCTTATTATCAAACTATTTTTGCTAAAACAGGAAGTGAAGGAAACTTTACTACATATTGGAGTAATAGTACTTCATCCCCCATATATGTTCCTCGTTTCCATTCTCAAAGTATTTCTACTTTTAATGATACTGGTTCTGATATTGGGTATAAACCATGGTTATATTCTTTATTAACATTAAATGATCCTACATCAGGTTCTATAAATTATTATGGTTTTAATTTTTTGAATGTTTATAATCCAAATACAACAGAAACTATAGTAACTGATTCTTATGTATTACCTACTGATACTTTATTTCCTCTTCAAAACTATGACTTTATAAGAATAGCTGATACTGGTTCTTCCCCTACTTCTTCATTAGATGATACCTTTTATGCTTTAGGATTATACCAAATAAAAGAAATATATACAGGAAGTACAGTACCTATTCAAACATCAAGTTTATCTATTGTTCCTTTAATGAATGATACTACAGCTGTAGCAACAGCCACAGGTGGTAATCCTGATTATCAAAGATTTAGAGTATTTAGAAGAATTCCAAGTGAAATCTCAGTCACAATACAAAATATCCAATCATATAAAGATCCAGGATTTTTAATACCTTTTAATTTTAATCCTAAATATAATGTTTATGATTTAGCTAAAAAAGCAGGAATAATTCAATAAAAAACAAAATTTAATATATTTATAACAAAAATACAAATGGGATATTTAAATAACACAGTAGTAACAGTAGACGCTATTTTAACAGATACAGGACGTCAATTACTCGCTCAACAAAACGGTCAATTTAGAATTACTCAATTTGCCTTAGCAGATGATGAAATTGATTATACTCTTTACAACCCTAATCACCCATCAGGTTCTGCTTATTATGGTCAAGCAATTGATAATATGCCTTTATTAGAGGCATTTCCTCAATCTACCCAAACCATGAAATATAAGTTAATTACTTTACCTCGTGGTACAGCTAAATTACCAATTTTGGACATTGGATATGCATCGATTTCCTTAACTCAAGGAGCAACATTAGCAATCACTCCACAAACCCTAAATTATTTGGGTGGAAATACTTTTGAAACTTCAGGATATGCAGCAACAATTTCTGATGTAAGAACAATGAAAACTTTTGAAGGAGTTGGTATTACAGATCCAGCAGTTACTGCTTTGAATTTAACAAATCAAACAACTACTTTAGGTACTAGTGTATCTAAAACAGTAATTGGTACTGTAATTAATTTAACAGCCACTACTGTAAATACTTTATTTGGTTCAAATAATTTCTTACAAGCAACTCTACAAATTGTTGGTAGAGACAGTGGTGCTCGTATAACTGTTCCTATCATTATAAATAAAGCATAATAAAATATATAAAACATGTCTTTTGTAAGATTACAACCCGATGATTTTGTAGTAAGCTCTGATGCTATTTCTTCCATTTGTTGGACAACTGGAAACCCAGCATTAACTTCTTTCTTTACCTCATCTGTTCAAGTTAATGGAAGTTCAGGAAATTATTATATAAACGTATATGATACTACATCTACTTCCTCAGTCCAATTTGCAATTGCTTATGGTAATGCAAAAGGAAGTGGTAGTGCTAACTATAATAATTTAGTAAATGGTAAATCTCCAACTTCAACTATTTATGGTCAATGGCAAGATTTAGTAATTGGAGATGAAAATACCAATTTTATATTTGGTACCATTACATCATCAGAATTTTTTGCCTTACCTATTGAAAGAGCTTGTTATAAAGAATCTATTTTCTTAGGTTCAATGACATTAAGACTTTCAGGAAGCTCAGGTTCAATTTCATTAACTGATAATAGTAGTTTATATGCTACAGGAAATGGTTTAGCAGTTCAATTTGGTGCCGCTGGTAGAGTATTTCAATTAGTATCTGGTTCAGCAGGAACCATTAATACAAGTTTAAATGCTAATGGTTATTCATCTACTTCTGGTTCTTATGGTTGGTTATTACCTGATATTGGAACTATTATATTAAATCCTTTAGCATTAGCTCAACCAACATCTAGTGGTGGTATTGGTTTTGTATATAGTGGATCAGCTGCAGCAACAGGAACTATTAATGTAAGTCCTAATTTATCTTTATTTAGAGCAATTTCAGGTTCAGGTAATTTTCAGTTAAATTCTCAAGAAACAATTTCTTCTGATTATATATTTATAAGACCAAGAAGTTCAGAATTCAATTATTCTGAAAACCCAAGCTTTATTTCTGGTTCAACAGGTGAAGTATTATATTCTAACTTTATTAATAATCCTCAAACATATATTACAACGGTTGGATTATATAATGATTCAAATGAATTATTAGCTGTAGCTAAATTATCAAGACCATTACCTAAAAACTTTACAAAAGAAGCATTAGTTAGAGTTAAACTAGATTTCTAAAATGAATGGGTGCCTACAAACAATTCCTAGCTTCGGACATAATAGTTACTCCTCTAACTGTAAATAAATCATTTACTTTTATAGGAAATGATGCTTTAATAGGATCTAATGTTGGAATTGATAGATTTTTAGGATTAAATACTAGTTCATTATTTAACCCATTAACTGATCCTACTACAGGACAAAATGGTACTCAATATCAAAGACTAATATATGATTCTGTTAAAGAATTATATTATTCAAATTATTTAGAAAATCCATTTGGTTCTCCTGTCAACACAGCAAGTTTAGTTCCCGGTTCAGATCCATCAGGAGATGTTATTGTAGGTACAGGTGGTTCTCCTGGATTATATGATAATTATCAACAATCTAGTTTATCTTTTGGAAGATATTTTCCAACATCATCTGATGCGGTGATTGGAGTCCTATCAATTCCTGTAGGATTATTTGGAAACTATATCCAACCAGGTTCTTTTATATGGTCAGCAGATAGTGGTTCAGTTTATGATGATGGACAAGGTAATTTATTATTTTCTGGTACAGATGATATTTGTGGAAATATATTTTATGCTCATGGTATAGCTGTAATTTCTACTTGTAGTTTTGATGGAGGAGCTTTATATGGAAGTGCAATTTATGGAACATCAGTTTATGGTGCAACTGCAGGAGTTATACTAAACATGATAACTTCTTCAAATGTAACTTGTTCATTTTCTTCTTCATTAACCATTTATGAAACACAATATAAATGTACTGCTAGAGAAAATGAATTTAACTTTAGCCAAAACCCATCTATACTTTCAGGCTCAAGTAATGAAGTTTTATATAATTTTGCAACAGGTTCTTATTTTACACCATACGTAACAACAATTGGTTTGTATGATGAATTCCAAAACTTATTAGCAGTTGGGAAATTATCTCAACCACTACCCCTATCCCCAGTAACAGACACAATAATTTTAGTAAACATAGACAGATAATATGTGGTTATACAACGAACAAGTTATAAATTCAATAGATGACATGCCTCTAGGTACTTTCGGTTTTATATACATTGTAAAACATGTTCCAAGCGGTAAAGCCTATTTGGGTAAGAAATCGTTATTTCATAACGTAAAGAAAAAATTAACAAAAAAAGAATTAGCAGAACAAACAGGACCTGGTAGAAAACCGATTTCAAAAGTGGTTCAAAAAGAATCGGATTGGAAAACGTACTATGGATCTGCTAAACCTATTTTAGAACTCATTAAGGAAGGTAAACAAGAGGAATTTACTCGTGAGATTTTACAGTTTGTTTCTAATAAAAAACTTTTAACTTACTATGAATGTAAATATTTATTTACAAATGGTGTATTAGAAAATTCGGATGGGTGGTATAATGATTCAATCCTTGGAAAATTCTACATAAGTGATTTTAAATAATTGACATTTTCGGTAAATTTTTTAATATTTATCATTGATGATAGGTATTTATAAAATTACAAACCCAAAAGGTAAAATATATATAGGTCAATCTACTAATATAGAAGATCGTTGGGAAAAAGGACACAAATATAATTCGGGAAGTGGTAAAAAATTTAAAAATTCTTTAAATAAGTACGGTTGGAAAAATCATAAAAAAGAAATCCTTGAAGAATGTATAATAGAACATTTATCTGAAAGAGAAACATATTGGATTGAATATTACGATAGTTATAAAAAAGGACTTAATTCAACATCAAAAGGAGGAATACAAGGTTATAAAGATGAACAATGGAGGAAAAACCACTCAAAAGGATTAAAAGGTAGAAAAGGAGTTTGGGAAGGTAAAACTCGTCCTGAACATAGTGCTTTTTTAAAAGAAAAGGGTTGTGGTTTATCTTATGAAAGAACTCAAGAACATAAAGACAATCTTTCTATAATGATGAAAGAAGTATGGAAAAATAAAAAAGAAGAAATAAGTAAAAAAATTACACAAAATAAAATAGGAAAAGGACTTAAACCTATTATTTGTGATACTTTATTCGGAATGGAATTTAAATCATTATCAGAAGCAAGTGAAGTTTTAAATCTAAATAAAGGTAACATATGTGAAGTTTTAAAAGGTAATAAAATTCATATTAAAGGATTTGTTTTTCGATATAAAGACTTTGTATCTTAATTTTTTTTTTATATATTTATAATAAATAAAAAGATATGGATAATTTTGATTTAAAGAAATATTTAGTAGAAAATAGATTAAAGGAAACTACTTTAACCGAAGCTAAATATAATGAATTTATGTTAGAATGGATGGTTCCTGGGAAAGAATCTAATACACTAATGTCTAAAAATTTAAAAGAATTATTTAATTTTATTGATGAAAAAAATATAAAAGACTATACTGTTAAAGGATGGGATGGGAGAAAATGGGATACTTTAATTAGTAGTTTATAACAAAACAAAAATATGAGCAATTTTGATTTAAAAAAATACTTAATAGAAAACAAGATTACTGCTAATTCTATTATCAAAGAGGATGTAAATAGTCTTTCTAAAGAACAAATGGAATTAATGAAAGGAATATATAATCTAGTTAAAAATTCATCAGTTACATATGAAGATGTAATAACTGTATTAGAAAATATGATTGATGTCTATAATGACAACTAAAAACATTTATAAAAAATAAACAACAAAATGAAAGATTTTATAAGAATGCAAAAACTAGCAGGTTTAATTACAGAAACCCAAGCTAATAAAATGTTAGAAAAAAGAGGTATGATCACACATAAAACCCCACAAGATTATGTATTATTAATTTGGGATGTAGAAAATGATGATATTATGAATCCTTCACTAAAAATGGTTTTTACATCAAATGATGAATCTAATTTAGACATACCTAAAGGACAATTAGCTGATTTAATACAAAATGAATTAGGAGAGGAAATTTCAACAGAGGATTTTGATATTGAGGGACCTATGAGTTATGATGAATTTAAAAATAACTACAAAATGACTATACCTGCTAAATTAATATATGGTATAGATGATACTATTTAATAAAGTAAAAAATATTTAGTTAAGCTTGGGAAACCAAGCTTTCTTTATTACATTATGGTTATGCTCAATCAACCACTGATTGCCTTAGTCAATTCTGTATTAGGTAATGGTAAACCAACAGCAAGAGGTAACTACGCTTATAGTTGTCCATTCTGTAACCACCATAAACCTAAGTTAGAAATCAATTTTACTGAAAACCAAAAAGGAGAGAATCCTTGGCATTGTTGGGCTTGTGATAAAAAGGGTAAAAAAATAATTCAAGTATTTAAACAAAAAACAGCCTCACCTGAAAAAATGGCTGAATTAAAAACCATTATTAAATATTTTAATCCTTACGATAAACAAGAAAATGTAATTGAAAAGGTTTCTTTACCTAAAGAATTTAAATCATTAACCAATATTCAGAAATTAGACATTATAGGAAGACATGCTTTATCTTATGCCAAATCTAGAAACATTAGTGAAGAAGATATTTTAAAATACAATATTGGATATTGTGAATCAGGACCTTACAAAAACACAATTATAATTCCTTCTTACAATGAAAATGGAGAATTAAATTATTTTACAGGTCGTTCATTTGAAAAAGAAACTCAAAGAAAATATAAAAATCCAACAGTTTCTCGTAACATCATACCATTTGAAATATTTATAAATTGGGATTTGCCTATCATATTGTGTGAAGGACCATTTGATGCCATTGCTATTAAGAGAAATGTTATTCCATTATTAGGTAAAAACATACAATCAAATTTGATGAAAAAGATTGTAATGTCTAGTGTAGAAAAAATATATATAGCTTTAGATAAAGATGCTCAAAAACAAGCTCTATCATTTTGTGAGCAATTGATGAATGAAGGTAAAGAAATTTATTTAGTAAATATGAAAGATAAAGACCCAAGTGAAATGGGATTTGAACATTTTACTAAATTAATACAAGAAACAACTCCCCTAACATTTTCAGAATTGTTAGGAAAAAAGTTATCAATATGAATAAAAAAAGAAACATCAAACATGTAAACAACAGAATATTAGAAATTTCTGAAGATTATAAACAAATTACATTACCTGATTCTCGTTATTATAGAAGAAATGGTGAATATTATCCTTCTATAACTCACGTTTTAGGTTCTTACCCTAAAGGTAAACATTTTGAAGAATGGCTTAAAAATATGGGTCGTTCAGCTGACTATATTGTTCGTAAAGCAGCCGAAGATGGAACCAAAGTTCATGAAATGATTGAAGAATATTTAGAAGGTAAAGAAATGAGTTTTCTAAATGAATGGGGTAATCCTCAATACAACCCTGACATCTGGCAAATGTTTTTACGTTTTGTTGATTTCTGGGAAACATATAAACCTGAATTAATAGATCAAGAAATCCATTTATTTTCAGACACACTTAAAGTAGCAGGTACAACAGATTTGGTTTGTAAAATTAATAACGAACTTTGGATTATTGATCATAAAACATCAAACCATATTCAAACAACTTATGAATTACAAGCAGCAGTTTATGCTCATTGTTATGAAGAGTGTTTTGGTGTTAAACCTGATCGTACTGGTATTTTATGGTTAAAATCAACAAAACGTAAAGGTTCAAAAGATAAAATGCAAGGTAAAGGATGGGAAATGATTTTGCCATCTCGTACACAAGAGGAAAACATTGAAATCTTTAAAACAGTAAAACGATTATTTGATTTAGAAAACCCTAATGAGGCTCCTGTATTTACAGAATTTAAAACTACAGTAAAAAGAAATTTGGAAATATAAACTCTTTTTCATATATTTATGACAAATTGTTTCCATGATTGGACTAGTCTCTCTATTAAAAGAAATACAAGGTAAACCCAAAGCTATTTTTATGGCAGGTCCAGCAGGATCAGGTAAATCAACTGTTTCAAAACAATTAATCCCATCCAATTTTATAACAATAAATGTAGATGATACCTATGAGGAATTACTTAAATCCTCAGGCATTGGTATGAAGTTAGCTCAAATGTCACCTGATAAATTAAAAAAAGCAGGTGAATTAATGGGTCAAGCTAGAAAAACTACAGACGTTAAATTCCAAAACGCTACTAAAGATGCTAAAAATTTATTAATTGATAGCGTAGGAGGTTCACCAAAAACTTTATTAAAGAAAAAACAAGAATTAGAAGATTTAGGTTATGATACTTTGATGCTAATGACTTATGTGTCGCCTATTACCTCACTAGAACGTAATATGAAGCGAGACAGATCATTGTTGCCGAGTATCGTGATTCGTTCTTGGCGTGATGTAAATAAAAGTATAGACACGTATAAACAAGTTTTTGGTAATGATTTTATATTATTAAATAATGACCTTAAAGATGCTGATAAAAGCTTTGATGAAGAATACATTTATAAAACATACATTGAACCTTTAGGACAAATAGGTAAAGAAAAATCACCTGAGGAAAAAGCCAAATCAAAAGTAGAATCAGAAAAGATTTATTCAGATATAAAACAATCTCTTAATAACCAACCAGAGTTTGATACATTAGAACAAGCACAACAAAAAATCACCAAATTTATAAACAAATGAAATTATTAGACTTACTAAAAGAAAGCGAATTAGAAAAAGATATTAAAGAAGGACCAGTAGATGAAATCGGAAAATTCTTTGTAGTTAAAAAACCTGGTAAAGGTGTAACCAAAGAAAGTATGGTATATGAAGCTACCGTATTCGATGAAATCAAAATGGAAGAAGTTAAAGGTGTTTACAAAAACAAATCTGAAGCTAACCGTCATGCAAATGATGCTCTTAAAGAATATGATATGATGATGAAAGAAGTTGAAGAAGCTATGAATGAATTTAGAGAAGCTAAAAAAGGCATCGACGAAAAGAAAAAATTAGCTAAAGAAAGAATCCAAAAACTTAGATGATAGATTCTATTATAGAAATATTATTTGAAGAAGACTACTCAAAGAAAGTAATCATTTATGTGGGAGGATTTAAACCACCTACTAAAGGACATTTTGAGGTAGTTAAAAATGCTTTAGAAGACTTTTCTGACGCAGATGAACTTATCATATATGTTGGAGGAGGTGTAAGGGATAATATTACTCAAGAAGAATCAATTAAAATATGGGACATTTATAAAAAATATCTTTCCCCAAAAGTTAAAATAGAACCATCTTTTTCACCAATCAAATCAGTTTTTGATTACGCTAAACAAAACCCTGAAGAAGAAATTTATTGGGTATTAGGTGCTAGAGAAGGAAATGAAGGTGATTTAGCCGATATTGAAAACCGAACTAAATCTTTAGATAAATACCCTAATATTGTACTCAAAATAATTACCACTCCAGGTGGTGTTAGTGGAACTAAAGCAAGACAAGCTTTAAAATTAAAAGATAAAGAACAATTTTTTGAACTAATCCCAGACATTGAAGAAAAAGAACAAATATGGGATATGGTTTCTCCTATTGTTAAAGAAGAAGAAATAATAGAAGTAGTAACAAATACAGACATAATTTGTGATAATTGTGGTTGGGAATGGAAAATAGCAGATGGTGGAGATGATTTATATGTTTGCCACAAATGTGGACATGATAATAATCCTGATTTAGAAGAAGCATCTGACCCACAAGCAGGTACAGCTTTGCCTTACGGTTCAGGTTTTGCTCCAGTAAAAGAAAAATCAGATCCTTTTGGATTAAACGAATACGCAAAAACATTTGTAAAAGAAGTATTTGAAGAAACTTCAGATTTAAAAGAAAGTATTTTATCTTTATCAAAATATATGTTAAAGAATGGTCTAAACATTAAGCCATTACCTAAAGTAAAATTTATAAACAATGATGAAGAAAATGCTTCTAAAATACTAGGTAAAACAGCTCATTACAACCCAGCCGATAAATCTATTACGTTATATACTTTTGGTAGACATTCAAAAGATATTTTACGTTCATTTTCTCATGAAATGATTCATCACATGCAAAATTTAGAAGGTAGATTAAACAATATTACTACTACTAACACAAATGAGGATGGAGATTTACCTGAAATTGAAAAAGAAGCATACGAAAAAGGAAACATGATGTTACGTAACTGGGAGGATGGTATAAAAAATGTATAGACTTAAGTTAACAAACATATACAAACAAATTAAAGAGGAAGAAACAGCTACTCCTGGACCACAATACAAAATTTATTGTGATATGGATGGAGTTTTAGCTGATTTTGATAAACGATTTAAAGATTTAAATCCTGAAAAATTATCAGCTGCTCAATACCAAACCAAATATGGTATAGAAAAGTTTTGGAATTTTATTGATGAAGAAAATAAAGTAAAATTTTGGGTTGGCATTCCTTGGATGCCAGACGGAAAACAACTTTGGGATTATATCAAAGACAAACAACCAACTTTATTATCAGCCCCATCTAGAAAACCAGCTTCTCGTTTAGGAAAAAGATTATGGGTTAAAAACAACATTCCTGGAACTCCTTTAATTTTAGCAGCAGCTGATAAAAAACAGAATTATTCTGGAAGGAATAAAATACTTATCGACGACCGTCTTGACAACATTGAACAATGGGTATCACAAGGTGGGATAGGAATACTACATAAAAATACACAAGATACAATACAACAACTAAAAAAATATGAAATATAAATTAAGAGAAAACGAAGAAGATTCTCAATCCAGATTGGCTTTGGATTATGATATAATTCTAACTCCAAAATCAGACATTAAAAAAGCAGTAGAGGCTTTAGAAAATCTAGATAACTATGGTTCTTATATTTCAAATATGAGAAATAAGTCCAATATTGAAAAAGCAATAGAAGATTATTTTGGTCCATCAGTTCCTGTTAAGAAAAAAGCTTTAGAAAAAAAACTAGGCAAAACATTCCCTATTAAAACAAAACAAGCAATTGATGACTTAGTTAAATCACTTACCAGTAAACCTAATTTGTTAAAATATACTGTTAAAGATGATAGTATTGTTTTTCCTAAAGGAACTAATCCTGCAAAAGATGTAACTAAAAAAATAATCAAAACTGTAATGGATAATGCTGGTATTGATTTTTCAGTAAAAGAAAAAGAATCAGTAAGTGAAGATGCTATTACAGATAAAATAAAATCATCTTTTATGAACCAGGTTACTAAAGGTAAAAAAGGACAACCTTATTCTTCAGGTGAAACTTTACCACCTAACACTAAAATGAAAAAATCTGAGTTAAAAGAAATGATTAAAGAAGAACTTAAAAATCTTTTAAAAGAAAATTTTAAATCATTTGATAACTTAGAATTTGCCATTAAACAATATGAAAAAGGTGATAGTTATTACGATATGACTAAGTTAAAAAACATATTTAATCAACTAGAAGATAGTGACCAACAAAAAGCAAGAACAAAATATAGCGAATATTTTGGTAAAATAAAAAAATAAATGAAAAACGATTCGGTTTTAAAAAAAGAATTTAAACATAAAGACGTAGAACGTCTTCGTAACTTGGTTCAAGGCAAGTACGGAGAAAAAACTACTATGGGAACTGGTTATCAGAAAGCAAAAGAATTTCATAATGAAGGTGATGTTTGGGAAGAAGATGGTAGAACTTGGACTATTAAAAATGGTTTAAAACAAAATATTACTAAATTAGATAAAGCAAAAGAAGGTATTGTATTACCTTTGTTTTGTCCTACTTGTTCTACTACTATGAAACCACATTTGGATAAAAAATGGTTTGTAATGTACGGACATTGTTTCAATTGTCAAGTAGACTTTGAAGCAAATCTTCGTAAAGAAGGAAAATTAGATGAATTTGAAAAACAAGTAATCAACCAACACTTAGAAGGAACAATTCATGACTTTGAAGCTTGGTTTGATGAGTTATTAAATGAAAAAGACCAATTCATTACCGAAGATGGTGATGTTGAAAATTGGAAAGGTTCTAGTGAATCAAAGTTATTAAAGTACAAAGAGGAGGCTTTAGAATACTTAAATAAACAAAAGAAATAATAATGGAAATCACTATGATCACAACTATTGTAGTTGCTATAATCACTGCGGTTATAGGCCCTGTCGTTATAGAATGGGTTAAAACTAAATTAAGAAAAAAAGAAAAAGAAGACAATTCACCTGTTAAAGAAGCTATTGACTTAAATGCTTTAATTGATGGTCAATTAGACCAATTAATGGATGAACTTGGTTGTGATAGAATTTGGATTGGACAATTTCATAATGGTGGTCATTTTTATCCTACAGGAAAATCCATCCAGAAATTTTCAATTTTTTATGAAAAATTAACTCCTGTTATATCTCCAATCCAACATATCTTCCAACAAATACCAGTATCGATATTTCCAAAAACTTTATCTAAACTTTATAAAGATGGAGAATTATCAATTACTAATTATTTAACAGATGAAACATATGATTTAAATATGTTTGCTAAAGAATACGGAACTAAATCATTTTACATGATTGCCATAGATGATCTAGATGATCATTTTATTGGAGTAATGGGAATTGCTTTCAATGATAAAGAACATAAATTATCCAAAGAAGAATGGATATTTATACGACAGAAAGTAGGGGCGATTGGTTCCCTTTTAACAGACTATTTATACAAGAAAAAATGAAAGACATACAAAAAATAAAAGAATTTTTCTCTAAATCTTTAAAAGAAGGTAACGAAGAATACTACAAACCAAAAATCCGTAAAGATAAAAACAATCCTAACTTTTTATATATTGACATAGCTTATCCTGCAGGTTCAGGTTTTACAACCGCTTTAGGTTCTAAAACTATGTCTGGTAGAGATAGAGAAGAAGGTGCTACTAAAGCATTAGTAATGGGTAATGAGATCGTTAAGAAATTAGAAGCAAAATATAATATTGAGGATATTGAGGTAAAGGATTTAAAAAATGGTAAAGTACAAGTATTTGCTGTATCAGATGATTTTACTAAAATGGCTTCTCCTTCATTAGATGAAGCTAAAACAGCTATTGACATGGCTAAAAAACAACTAGATCAATTAGGTGCTAAATATGAAATGTCAGGTAATAAATTTAAACCATTTAAGATAATTTATAAACCAATTGGCAAATCAGATGGTTGGTATGATAAATTTGATGAGATTGTTGATTTATTTAACTTAGGAAGTGCTGTTAAATCATCAATGAGTGAAGCTAAAGAGCAATCATTATATAAAGATTGGGACCAGTTTGAAAAACCAAGTAAAATTCTAGTTTATTTAAATAATGGTAAAACATTAGAAATTACACCTTTAAAATTAAAAGGAGGTAAAAGAGTTTATGACGCTATCTTACAAGCATTTATAGATGATAGACTTGATATTACAAATAAAGTAATACAAGGAATGACTAATAATCTATCAGAAACCAAATCAGAAGATAAAGTAGATACCATCACAATGGATGTTCCTTTATTCCTTCGTATGTTAGAATACTCAAGAGAAGATGCCTCTCAAGATATGGATTTACATGATGTTACCGAAAAAGCAATTTCATTAGGTAAAGAAAGAGGTATTTTATCTATGGATGATTATAATGAAATTGTAGGTGCTGCTGAAGAAATAGATGAAGCTACTGACTATATGAAACGTAGAAAAGCTATGGATGATTACACAGCTAGCAAAAAAGACAAACCTAAAAAATCATATAACCCAAACCCTTCAGGCAAAACTGACTATATGAAACGTAGACAAAAAGATTTAGCTGAGGCCATTTTATCTAAATTAAAAAAATAACATATTTATAATCACATATTATGAAAAAATTCGATTTAAAAAAAGCAATATTAGAAAATAAAGCTACCTTTTTTTCTTCTTTGAATGAAGGTCAATTTTCTTGGATGACACAAGATACAGGAAAACAAATTGGTTCTGAAAGAGAAAATACTATTGATGTCTACATGTTTGATAATAAAGGTAATAAATGGTATGAACCAAATTATGAAGGATATGGTGAATTTGGTGGTAAAGATTATTACGAATTATTAGACCAAATGAATGGTGGTAGTGGTGATAGAAGTAGAGGTATTAATTTAGCTTTTGATAAAATAAAAACAGATAGTAAAGTATTATATCCTGCTTTAGTTACTAGATCTAATTTTGATTGGAAATCTCATGATTTCACTGAAGAAGCAGAAAACGATCCTAATCAATCTTGGTATGCTGGTGAAGAGTATGGTTATCGTGATTATCATGATGAAGAATTAGAAGAAGGTTATATGGGTCAATTTTATGCTCCTGAATACCTAGAACAAAAATACGGTAAGGTGATAGCTAAACAAATAGAGGATGAGATTTATGAAATGGACCCAAATGCTTGGGATAGATTTACAGGAATGGAATCAGCTGAAGAAGTTGAAAATTATATCTCTGACATCAAAGATATGATTAATTTAAATGAAGGTGATATTAAAGAAAAAAATAATACCAACATTCATAAAGTAGCTGAAAAATTTGCTAATTATATGTCTAAAAAAGAAGGTAAAAAATTCACAGTAAATACAGATTCAGTAGATGAATATTCTTTTGATTTAGATTTAGATGGTAAAGAATATGAAGGTGGAAGCTATCTTTTAAAAGGTGATAATATTGTCAATGTAGCAATGCCTGGTAATCCATCATATGCTAAAATAAATCAATTTTTAGAAGAAGGTGAAGCTGCTTACGAATATGAAAAAGGTAAAGAAGCCGGCGAAAAAATAGAAAAGAAAAAAATGAAAATGTCTGAATTAAGAGCCAAAATCAAAGAAATGATTATAGCTGAAATGGATTTAGATGTAACTGATGAAACATCAGGATATGATTTCTTAGCTGAATTAGAAGAAATATTAGAAGCAGAAGAAAAAGAAGAAAAAGACAAAAAAGAAGATGCTGACATAGAAGCAGCTGATGATGTAGCAGTAGGTGATGAAGAAATAACTACCGACACTGAAGTAGCTGAAGTAGATCCTAATGTAAAAGCAGTACAAGATGCTTTAACACAAGCTCAAACAGCTGCACAACAATTAGGTGATAAAAAATTAATCAACCAAATTGGTAATACAATTACATTCTTTACTCGTGCTCACGTTGTTGAAAAACCAGGTGGAGCAATAAATTAAGATTTTAAAATAAAAATATATGAACACACAAGAATTATTTGAAAAAATTGAAGCACTTTATGAAAGTTTTAAAGCAGAACATGCTGGAACCTCTAAAGCTGCTCATGGTCGTGCTAGAAAAGCATTAGGTGAAATTAAGAAACTAATTTCTGAATACCGCAAAGCATCTATCGAAGAAAATAAAAAATAATGCCAAACCACGTTTTAACCCCAGACCAATTAGCCAAAGTAGATGAAAAATTAAAAATATATATGGCTGATAAACAGTCTTGGGTTGATCGTTATGGAGCAGATGCTGAAAAAGTAATGCGAGGTCGTGCTATCAATGCTGTTAAAAGAGAAACTGAAAAAATGAACAAATTAAAATTAAAAGAACTAGTAAAAAAATCATTAACAAATGAAGCCGACACCAATATAATGGCTGACTTTGAATCAAAATTAAAATCACATAACTGGTATTATGGAAATGATGATACCGATGCTCAAACTGTGTATAAAAAAGGTTCAGCCGAAAATGCCGAATTGAAAAAAATTGCTAAGCAATTAGTTGACGCAGGTAAAAGCAAAGAAGCTGCTGATCTTTATAACAAATATAATAAATTAGATAAAATTTCTTTTGAAGATTTCATCAAATCACCTCAACCATTTAATTATAAAAGAAAAGAAATGGGATTAAAAGAAAATATGTCTGAATCAGGATTAATGGTTTTTGGTAGAACTCCTTTAGACAATAATGCTATTAGTGATTATTTAGATGAAACTGATTATTACGCTGCTTGGGATGCTAAACATGGATACTGGTTTTTTCCAGAACAAGAAGAATTTTATGATGAATTAGAAAATGAATTGTCTCAAGATTTTAATAAATTAGGAATTAATGCTAGATTTGAAGGTATTTTCTCTGAATCATTAAGCGAAGATATTGACTTGGGTCATCAAGATAACGAGCCGCATATGATTAAAGGCGAATTATACCAAATTGGTAAATACGCTATGAAATTATATGCTATTCTAGAAGAACTAGAAGAAGAAGGTGGTGAATATGATTTTCCTGCTTGGTGGCAGTCAAAAATTACCACTGCTAAAAATATGATGTCAAGCGCTAAACATTACCTTGACTTTGAATTAAAAGAACCCCAAATTAATGCTGCAGTAGATGCTTTAACAGGTGAAGAATATCATGAAGGTGAACCTGAACTTGAAGAAAAAAAGTTAACAGCTGCTGAAAAAAAGAAAAAAGAGGAAATAGTTAAAGGAATGAAAGATACTTTTAAAGGTCCTAAACCAGCTATGTATGCTATTGCTACAGAAAAAGCTAAAAAAGTAGCTGAAACCTTAGCTAAAAAATTAAAAGAAAACATGGATGAGCCAGTAATTGCTGAAGCAAAAAAAGTAAAATTTGTTCTATACACAAATCCTGGAAATTCAACTAACGCTGGCTATGTTGCAATTGGAAATGAAGATGTAAGAGAAGTTTTAAGGGACGCAAAAAAATATTCTGATAGTTATAAGATATTATATCAAGGAAGCGGTACACAAGATGACTTAGTAAAAGCTAAACAAATGTTTAGTAATTATAGGTTCGGTAATGAATCAATTGATGAAAAAATATCTGAAACCTTAGCTAAAAAATTAAAGTCTAAATAATGACTAAAGATGAACTAAAGGAAAAAATCAAAGTACTTGTTAAACAAGTATACAAACCAGAAATACTAACTGGTAATGAGAGAATATCCTTAGATGCAGCCAAATTTCCTGTATTAGAAAAATTTCCTGAATTAAAAGAAATTATTGTTAATTTATTAACTCAACAATATGAAATATTTGTAACCGACATTCAATGGGTTGCTCCAAAACCAACTACTTTTAGAGTTATACTTGGAAATGGTGAAAATTTTATGTTAACTTATTCTCCAAGAAGTTGGGTTG